AATCATCTTGAGCTTTTTGTCTAGCTTGGCTGTTTTAGCTGTTATTGCATGCCCCAACATGTTGGATGCTACACTGAATATTTCGCTAGCAAATCTTGAATCTACCTGCATGCCTAAATTGGACAGATCATTGTATCCATCAACAGCTAGTTTTGCCAATTCGTCAAATTCCTCGTCAGCAAGATCTAATCCTTTAACTCGCGGCAGCGCTGCTTCCACTTTGTTGATTGTCTCGTCGAGATCTACTAAAGTCTCTTGAGAAATAGGTCGTGTTACATCATCCGGACTGTGATTGTTACTGGGGGGCAGGTCAAACAAAGTCTCGAGTTTTTTATTAGTGGCCAAAGTCATACCATATTTAGTAGGCGTGCTGTCCGGTTGTTCTAATCTGATTGTGTAATTTATTTGTCTCTACCGTTGTAGAATAAATCCGATTCGGTAAGTACCCTAAAAGTCATGCCATTACGTTGTGCCCATTTGGCTGCTTGAGCCCATTTGGCATAGTTGATGGCCACCACGGCACGATCTTTTGAGCTCATTTTAGATTCAATCACACTTTGCTTTTTGGGCTTGATTTCAATAAGCTCAGCCCGCATGGTGTTGTTGCGTGTGCGATAAGTGATAAGAAAGTCTGGCACATATATGGTTTGCTTGCCAGTTAGCGGATGTCGGTAAGGTATTTGAATACTTTCACTGGCCCATTGCAAAATATGGTCATTTGAGTCGCAAAACTTCATGAAACTAAGTTCCCAGCCAGATCGATATCTGGGCACGCGGGTGCCTGCGTATTTTTCTTTGTTGATAACTTGGTAGCTACCTTGCGCCCACCTGCTCATTGTATTACTGTCCGAGCAGCATAAAAATTACTTTGCACCGGTGTTCCAACTCCCAGCAATGTGGCGCGATTTCTAATACTGTTAAGATAGTATGCAAGATTTACATTTAGATTGATCCCACCCTGGCCCTGAAATTCCTTGAGCAAGGTCAGTGCTGGAATGTTTGTGTCTTGTGCAATTCTAAACAGGCTGGCTGTGAAATTTCCTGCGGCCACAGCCGAGGTCATTTCACGACGAAAATAGCTGTACACCACGTCATATTCTGCAGAAGGAACATTTACGTCGTACTCGTAAAAACTATCAAACACACGTACTGTTTGATCAAGATTGAAGTTGGTATTGTTAATACTTGACATGGTTAATTTGTTTTGGGTGGTGCTGGTACTGGAAAAAATTTGCCTGAATTATTTTTAATCCCATTTTTGATTGCTGCAGTGCCCAAGGACCTTGTTTCGCTTGCTGCAATTGATTTAATATCTTTACCTTTAAATGTATTGCGTGCTGTGCCAGCTTTTTGTGCAGCCCCTATCAACCCCAATAAGCTGCCTTTTTGCAAGTCTTCTAGAATCCCGCCGCCAGCGTCCAGTAGTCCGCCTTGACCAAATACAGTAGATGTTGATCCTGGTCGGCTCAATGGACTAACTGTGTTGTCGTAATGTGTGGGATTGGCAAAGCCATGTACATTTGTGTCCGGTCTTGCACTACCAATTGCGCCCGAATAATATTTCACAGTTTCATACGCAATGGTCATTGTGTTTTGCATAGTGCCACCACCTTGAGCATAATCATACTGGTCATGACTCCAATTGGTAATCAGTGGATTGATCAGCACATATTCGGCTACCTTGTGCTGATCAAGACCATAAATTCTAATATCTCGAAAAAACGGAGGTTTGCCCGACGCTGAACCGGTGCCGTCACTAAATGACTCGCCAATGTATCCCCAGTCGTTATTTTGACGATCGTCACTGTAAATATCTCTTGCCCAGGTGCCCCGGCCCGAGCTTTGATTTTGACTTGAGCCAAGACTGCCGTTTGTGGTGCTTGGCGCAAGATACTGTTGCGTGGGGTCTTTGTAGTAGTAACTGTAATAGTTATACCACATGTTCCGCACCACATCACCACCATCATCATGAAATGTCAAGCTGACTGGTTCATATGTTATACCAGTCTGCACCAAGCGCTTGCGGTTGTATTGATTTAATGTTTCTACCTGCAGGTTGTACTTGGGCAAGTCCACGGTCTTGACCACATAACTCAAGTTGGTTATATCGTCTTTGGCAAACAATGCGTTCAGCGCTGGTATTTCAGTGTTTATTGTAAAACTCACGTGAAAAAGGAACTTGAACCGAGGTTTAAGCTCATATGCATTTGTAGTAAAGACCTTGCTTGCGTGAGTGTAATCACGCAAGCTGTCTACATTAGTAAAGCCTTTATAAAGCTCCTGGCCAAATGTTGGCATGGAATACTCCTAGTTAGGCTTGTCCAGCACCTGTTACAACATCACCAAGGGTTCTGCCAATCACAGTACCAATACCAGTTCCTTCAGGAGTCTGGTTGGCATTATCGTATGCAATTGACATCTCAATTGTGACTGCTTCATTAGTTCCGTAATTTAGATCACCGTAGTTGGCACCTTTAAGGTAGCAGCCATACAGCTCCCAGCTGTCAAGAACTATCGGAGTTGATGCTCCATTACCACCGTCAAGAATTTCAATTCTTGTTGTGAATTTGTAATCAATACCTGAACTAGCAGATGCCATTTCCAAGAAGTCCATTTGCTTCTGCATCTGTTCGCCAATTAGTTTGGCAACAGCGCCGCCAGCATCGTCGCGAACCGAGCATGTGATGTCTGCCCAGGTATGTCGACCAGCAAGTTTTAGTGTGCTGTTGTAAACCGGCAATGAAATTTCTTCAAATGTTAAATTTGGACGGGTTACACTAACCACCTGTTTGGTTAGTTCTGTTGTTGGCTTTGATACGCCAAGATTCTCAAAAAACACTCGAAAGCGATACTTGAGCTTGGGCATTAACAAGCCTTGGACACTCGAACTCTGATCGCTTGCCAACGGTACTGTCATGCGCTGTAATGATGAAACTGCCATGTGTTATCTCCTATATGTTTATTTATCTGGGGCAAGGGGTGTATTTTTACACCCCTTGTTACCTTTATGCTCCGGAAGCAATTTCGCCTGTGTTTTTGATACGCAAAGGAATATAGATAAATTCCACTGCCTTTACTGGTTCAATTGCAACATCAACCCATAGCTCATTACGATCAATACGCGACGGTGTGTTGTTGCTGGTGTCACAAACCACTAGGTAGTCGTAGATTGCTCGTTTGGCAATCAAATCAATCATCAAACTGTTGACAGTATTAGTAATTTCGTTGCGAGTTATTTCGTCGTTTGGCTCAAACAAAAAGAGTTTACCAATTCCTTCAAGGCGGCTACGCAAGAAAGCAACCAAGCGTGCAACGTTGATACGATCCAGGGCAGTGGTAGTAACTGTTGTGGTGTTATTACCAAAGTCAGTGGTAGTAACTGCTGTGGTTTTATTACCAAAGTTGGTAATACCCACTCCCGGAATAAACGTAATTGGATTAATATTACGCTCGTACAAGATATCGCGAACACTTTGACTTACGCCAATTTGCTGGAATTCGCCAGTTGCAGCAGCAATATATCCAATTGCAAGTGCATTGTCAACCACACCGCGGCGTGTTCCGGCTGGAGCTAACCATGGATAGCTCACTGCATCGCTGCGTAGAATAGTGCGAATCATCATGTGACTTGGTGGTTGTACCACAGTGTTGCCACCAAGGTCAGTAGTTATACAACTTGGATAAAATGCTGCAGAGTAATTACTGGTAGCAATATTTCCATCTTCATTTGGTTGTCCTTCACCGTTGTTGTTTGTGGCCCATTCAACCAAGCTGTTACCGTCGCTAGGCAATCGCATGGGTGTATCGGCCACAACAAACAATGTATTGTTGCGCTCATTGCTGAGTGCAATCATGTTTGGAGTTAATTCGGGATAAGCAGGCGCTGCAATAATATTAAATTGATTCTGCTCTTCCCGTGCTGCAATACTGGTATCAATTGCTGACTTCATAGCCCGCACAATTAACTGACGTTGTGCAAGTCGGCCACTCCACATTGCACCGTCGCTACGGTTACCGCTGGCTGTGAGCCATGTGTTCTTGACTGCTGGCAACACATCGTCTGGAAAAGTTGTTGAATTAAAATAATTAGCCTGATAGCTTTTTACGTTATAGCCGCTGCGACGTGCGTTAAACAACAATGTGCCTTGCGGATACAATGCAGGGTCCGGAGCATCCAAATCAAGATAATCGCTAGTTAATAAGTCTGTAATTGCTGGAAATGCGTCCACAATTGGATCTGTTGTGCCATTTGTGGACCAGCGTGCATCAGCAAACAAAATGCCGTTTTCGGTCACTTGATCAGTGGTGTCAATCTCGACCCATTGATTGGTCCCACTAACTATCTCCCAGCGATACAACTTTGGATAGTTTTCTAAATCGCCGGTGTCAATCCACAAATCGCCCAAGGCCAATGCGCTTTCGGCAATGTCAGTTTGTGTGGTCGGAGCTGCTGCTGCGGCTATGGGGCCAGTTGCATTGGTCAATGTCAAGTCATACCCGCGAACGTCATTTGTGACATTCTGATAGCCTTGCCAAATTCCGTTGTCCTGAATCAAGATGTCTGCATCACTCACACTGCTGTAATACCATGTTTGCCCAGTTGCAGGATCTTGATCCGGGGCAGTTGTGCTGCTGACATATGTAAACAGCGGTGCTGTCACCCAATTAGACAGAATTAGACGGCCTGCTGTGCTAGCGGATTTTCTAACTTTTGTAGTACTTAGAGTAAATCCGGCCACTGTGACCGGAGTCCCGGTTTGATTTGTTAATGCTATGCTACCACCTTGACTGTGAGTTAACACAATGTTTCCAGCGCTGCTGACTGACGCAGACACAAAAGGAACTGCGGCTGAACTTACTGCAATTACAAAATCAGCAGCAGTGCCGGTTCCGCCAATGGTAACCGTGGCAGTTGTTGTTTGAGACGTTCCGGCGCTGGTTGCAATTATACTAAACTGGTTTCCTACAGTAAACGGTGTTCCGGTGCTGACCACAGTTGATCCAGTAACTTCAGTTGCACCAATAACAAGTCTTTCAAGAATTTCAAAAGAAAAGGTGTCCAGTTGGCCGGTTATATATCTTGCAGTATTGTACGCAACATATGTTGCTCCTGCTGGGACGTTTTTACCCCCACCAGTTGGGTCTAGTGCAAAAATTGCTGGCCAATCGGACGAGTAAGCTGGGCAGTTTTGTTCTACAAATGTTTCTAATATTGTACTGTATTTTTTAACACTTATGTCCAACCCGTTGTTGGCAGTGCTTAGATTTTGCCAAACAGATCCAGTTGGTCGACCGTTTTGCGCA